CTGCCAAATTGGAAGAAAATCCTGTCTATGCAGATGATTTCACATTGGCTGCTGATTCTGTATGGCATAAGGCTGATTTGATTCCTAATGAGTCTGAACCGAAGTCAGAACAAGTAGGTGTATATGGTTCTTTCCATTTCAGCAATCAGATTAATTTAGTGTTGCCTGGAACGGGACAGAAGGTAACTGGATTGATTAATGAATTGAATAACGATGATGTCGTTATCTTGGTACCGCAGCGTGATGGACATGTAAGGGTCTTTGGTAATCAAGATTTTCAGACAACAGTCAAGCCTTCTCAGGCATGGGGCAAAGGTTCTTCGGACAGTAATAATACTTCAATAAGTGTTACATCTGAGGATAAATCTGCTACGCCTTTCTATGATGGCAAGATTCATACAGCCGATGGTGATATTTCCGGAGTTACAGACGAACTCGTTGTAACGCCTCCTGCAACTAAGTCGGCTGGTTAATCAGAAATATTGGTATAGGGCTTAAAATTATAATCTTCGATACGGGGACGGTCAACAAAGGGTAAAAAGATTGTTGCCGTTCCCGTTTTTCTTTTAATAACAATTAAAGTGGTATACAATGAATAAAATAGATCCGGATTTCACAAAGAAAATCCAAGCATGGCTGACTGCTGAACCTAAGACAGATCAGATGGCATTGGAAGGTGCCCTTCTTCTTCAGCAAATTAATCCGATGAATGGCATGTACCGCAGATGGCTCAGTCTGGCAGGTATCCGTCCAAAATATATTATCAACCATATTGGCGCAGAACTGAAGAAACACCTGAAGTATCGGTTGGACGGGATGACCAGGGAGCAGGTCCAGAAGATGGACAGTGAGGTTATTCCGGAGTCCAGCAAGATAATCTCTGAAGGAAAGCCTGAACAGGATAACGACACTCTTTTGAAAGATAAGGATGGGGAAATACATCAACCAGCTTTTGTTGTCTTGGATTCTTTGGGGAATGACTCGAGCATCGTACGGCAGTATGGCCGTCGTCCGGACCATGAGCAACTGCCTGACGAAATTAAGAAGTTGTGGGATGATGATGGAAATCTCTATAAGAATATCAAATCCCTTTATGAGGAGTTGAAGGCAATGCAGAACTTGCCAAGTTGTGATCGGTATGAGAAACTGCAGCTCCTTGCCTCAATGGATAAGAAATATTTTGAACAGATGAAAGCCTATGATGGTTATGTCATCGGAAAGAAAGAGGAAGGATCCTCGGAAGAAACACAGCAAGAATCCTCGGAAGAAACAGTGGATATGACTAAGCAGGTGATGAATGCGAGGAGCTATCTGAGCAAGGATAGTAATCGTCAGAATTTGAAGGAACTTCAGGTTGCGTCTGAAAAGGAAAATGCAACAGATGAAGAAAAAAGTGCCTATCACGACCTCCTGGACAAGATGCAGCAGCGTGTTGATATTATCCTTGGTGCTAATGCTCCTATTACTGATGATTTGAAAAATGCTCTTTCTGATTTAGGACTTAAATTCAATAAAGATGAAGATAAGTCAACTGAAACCGCTCAGTAATACCCCGTTGCAGGTATATCTGGGTACAGGCATTCATACACTCGGCTTGTTGGGATGGATTCTCAAACAGGTCGGGCGTGCTGATGTCTATGTCACCACTTTCTCTACGTCGGAAGAATTCCTGACAGGTTTTCTTAATCTGAGAAAGAAAGGGTTAATTAGACATTCGATGTTACTTGCGGATTTGAAGGCTGGCAAAAAGACGGTAAAACTCAATCATCTAATGTCATATTGCTTTGATGATGTTTATCTGGGTTTGAATCATTCCAAGATCTTGCTGGTTCATGCAGATTCAGGACAGCTGGTGAGTGTGATTACAAGTCAGAACAATACGTATGGTGGTCGTAATGAATGTTCTATGGTGACTACAGACCTGGACGTATTCCATGATCTGTATGACGGATTGAAAGAAATAATTAAAAATAGTGTGTTGTTAGATGGATTATTCGGACAAACAACTGAAAGAGATAGAGAATCTGGCAGCGGAACTGACTCCACCTTCGGAGATATCCGTCCATTTGGATATTAATGAGGATGAGTTCCTCCTGGATATCGGTATGCATAATCATGCTGCAAGAAAAGCTTACTTGAAGGGAATTGCATCGACGGCAAGGGAACTGAGAGAGAAAAACTTGCAGTTAGCCAGGGCATGTGCTCCCACGGCTATGGAACAATGTTTTAAGGATCTTCAGGAAATGATGATGGGCCTATGAGTGTACCTGCTAATATAGATGAGTATCAAATGAATCTCTTTGCTTCTTCTGATGAGATGCAGAAGAAACATTTACCTGAGGAGATGATTAGCCGTCTTCTCAGGATTCGTGGTTTATATACGTATTGGCTCAATTTCCCTCAGAGGACAACACGGGAATTGGTTCTGTATGATAAGGAAGGTAATTCTGGACTCCGAGACCGGCAGGCTTATGATGATATTAAACTGGTCAAGATCCTGATTGGAAATCTGACCAAAGAGTCAAAGGACTGGAGACGGCATGTATTTATTCAGCGTACTGAGGAGGTTTACAAGAGTGCAATGCGTTCAAAAGATTATAAGACAGCAGAGAAGGCCAATGCTGATTATGCGAAGTATAACCGTTTGAATCAGATTGATGAGCAGCCGATTGATTATAGTGAAATCGTACCACATATTATAGAACCTACGGACGATCCTTCTGTGATAGGTATTAAGCCTCAGAAAAATTTACGGGATAAAATCCGGAAATTCAAGAAGAAATTCGGAGCAGATATTGAAGATGCTGATTTCGTTGAGATAAATGATGATGGAACAGAGAAAGCAGAGCAGACAGGAAATACAAAAGATATATCTGAATGATGCCCAATATTATATGCTTTCCATTTCGCCCCGTGATTTGGTGGCAGTGTGTGGGCGTGGTATTGGAAAAGGTGTCATTCAGGCAAGCCGGATGCTTCAGTTTGTCCAGGCTATGCCAAGATGTATGCTTGGCTTTGTTGTACCGTCTGTCAAACGTGGGTTGACAAATATATTGCCGTCTATATTCCAGAATATCAACAATTGGGGATATAAAAAAGACATTCACTATTGTATCGGCCATCGTCCGGCAAAAGCTTTACACTGGGATGAACCGATATGGGTACCGGAGAATTATGAGAATGTAGTATCCTTTTACAACGGATCATGTGTATCTCTTATCTCTCAGGATAGGACGGGAACATCCAACTCTATGTCGCTTGACGGGCTGTTGATTGACGAGGCAAAATTCATTAATTTTGAGCGGTTGAAAGATGAGACCTTTCAGGCTAACCGAGGTAATGAAATGTATTTCGGTAAATGCTATTTGCATCATGGGATGACTGTTACTACTGATATGCCGGTCACTAAGGCTGGATCATGGCCGTTGAAGTATGAGAAACTCATGGATAAGGATCTTCTCTCCGTTGTACAAGGACTTGTCTATGATATCTGGAAACTCAAAAAGAAGATGAAAGAACATCCTGAGAAAAAGGAATATTATCAGACCAAGATAAGAAAGTTGAGAACATTGGCTGATCAGTGCCGGGGTCATTTGTGTTTGTATAAAGAGTATTCTTCATTTGAAAATCTGGCAATTCTTGGTGATCGGTTTTTCTATGATATGAAGAGGAATCTTCCGGCCCTTACCTTTGCAACTTCAATCAAAGGTTTGAGACTCGCAATCTCAATGGATGGATTCTATTCTGGATTGCGTCCTGTTAACTTGTACACGGCACCTAACCTGACACATCTTGATTCCTTGCAATATGATTTTGGCAAGCTTCAGGAAGAAGATTGCCGTATGGATTCAGATGTGGACAACTCTCGACCGTTGATCATCGCATTTGATGCGAATGCCAATATTAACTGGTGTGTGGTTGGTCAGGTAGATGATGATAATAACCTGAGAGTAATCAAGTCGTTCTATGTAAAGTATGAACGGAAGATACCGGAGCTAATGGATGACTTCTGCAGATACTATCGTTACTATTCCTTCAAACAGGTAATCTTCTACTATGATACAACATTCATTGCAAACAACTACGCATTGCATAATGATGACTTTCACGCAACGATTGCCAAGGCATTGAAGAAGAATGGCTGGTATGTGAATGATGTCTGTGTTGGCAAGCAGATGAATCATATTGATAAGCAGGCGTTGATCAATCGTATGTTTATGGGCCGTGCGAAACATCAGGTGTTAATCAACCGTGATAATAACCGGGACCTTCTAATCTCTATTGAAACGGCAGGCGTTTATATGGGCAGGAAGGATAAGCGTGGTGAGAAACTGGCGGAAACCGAAGAAGACCGGTTGGAGAATCGGACAGACGGGAGTGATGCTTTTGATACACTTTGTATCGGAGTAGAGAAATTCCCGAAATTCCAGATGCGTATGTCTGGTGCAGTGACCAGTTCGTTTGGCGGACATTGATTGCATCCTGATGACAATTGTCATCTCATTTCTATTTCTTTTTAAGCCGTCCTGAGAACAGTATGACATACCTTTCTCAGGACGGAATAGGTTAGGGCCTTATTCTATGAGCAGCACAATACGAATGCTGCGTTGCCTGGCATTCGTGTAGAGCTGCATTACCGCAAATTTCTTGGCAATTGCCGTTGCATTTATTTCGTTGGCAATTGCGAAAAGTCTTTACATATTCCGCTAAATTCTCTGATGGCAATTGCCTGAGGATTATAGCGCAGTGGGGGGTACGCTTAAAGCGTCGGGACATCTTTTCGATTTACAACGGCCTATCGCCTTATGGCTCAGTCAGTTGTAAATCTACAGGCGTGCAAAAACAGTGTAAAAACGTGGTTTATGACTGCCAAAACAGCTCGTTTTGGCAGTTCAAAGCGCAAAATAGCCCTTTTTTAGAAGATCTATTCGCAATATTGGTGCATTTAGTCTGCATATCGGTATGAAGGGCTTTCTAAAAATTCTATAGTTTAAAGAGTAATGAATATTTTTTAAAATATTTGGAACTTATGACATGTGATAGTAATAATTTTAGTATCTTTGTGAAGTAGATTCTTTATGACTTGTATGGCAAATAGAACACCACTTAGATATCCTGGAGGAAAATCTTTGATGACACCCTTCTTTATTGATCTTTTTAAGACCAATGAGATGATTGATGTTTCTTATGCAGAACCGTATGCCGGTGGTGCAGGCGCAGCTATTAACCTTTTGCTGGGAGGAAATGTTAGTCGTATACTAATTAATGATGCGAGTGTATCTATTTATTCTTTTTGGAAGTATGTCAAGGAAGAAAATCAACAATTTATTGATACTATTTTAGATTGTGATGTTTCCCTCGGAGAATGGAAGAGAATGCATGCTATTGTTAAGGACTGCCAAACTCCAAGTTTTGAACTTGCCTTCGCAACTTTCTTTCTCTCTCGTACAAATCGTTCAGGTATTCTGAATGCAGGTCCTATTGGCGGTTCTTCGCAGCAACAACAAGATAGAGCCACTTATAAGATAGATTGCCGTTTTAATAAGCAAGATTTGGCAAAGCGCGTGGAAGATATAGGAAGGAAAAAATCTCATATTGTGGTAACAAATAAGGATGCTATCAAATTTTTGAAAGATTTAAAAGGTAAAAATCTCTTTGTTTATCTGGATCCTCCTTATTATGAAAATGGTCAATCGCTATATTTAAATTATTATAAGTCAAATGATCACCAAATATTAGCTGATTATCTTAAATCTACTAAGAAGTTTAAGTGGCTACTATCTTATGATAATGTTTCAGAGATTAGAGAGATGTATTCTGATTTTGACCTTTATACTTTCACCTTGAATTATACAGCTCAAAAGGTTAAATGTGGGAAAGAATTGCTCACTCACTCTAAGAATCTTGCCATGCCGGAACTTATGAGTATTGTGAGAAAAGATAAAAATATACCAATTAACAAATTGAATCATGAGTGTTATAATAGAACAGTGTCCACCTGATGAACTATATTTTGATGAGAAGAACCCAAGATTTGCGGGGTTTGAAAATACTATGGATCAGAATAAAATTCTTAACAATCTATGGCGTACACAAGATGCGAAGGACATTGTCATTTCAATATTGGCAAATGGCTTTTTCCCCAATGAGGCCTTGTATGTTATCAGTGAGGGTGGAAGAAAAGTGGTATTAGAAGGTAATAGGAGACTGGCTGCTGTAAAGTCTATAATACATCCGGAACTTGTTGATAGAGGGGGGATGGATCAATTTAGACCTAAAATTACTGAAGATCTTAAGGTTTCGTTGGAAACGGGTATTCCAGTAATATATGTAGAAGATCGTAAGGACACATGGAGATATATCGGCTTTAAACATGTAAATGGTGCTGCAAAATGGGATTCTTATGCTAAAGCTAAATATATTGCTGTAGTTTATATTGATTATAAAGTGCCATTAGAGCAAATAGCAGAGCAAATAGGTGATTCTAATTCGTTAGTATTAAAACTATATCAGGGATTAATGGTACTTCAACAGGCTGATAGATTAACAGATTTTAAAATCGCTAATGTTTATTTTAATCGTCTCTATTTCTCTCATGTTTATACTGCAATGGGATATGAGGGCTTCAGAAATTATTTAGGAATTACTCAAGACTCTGCAAATACAGAAACTCCAGTTCCTCCTGATAAGTTGAAAAAATTAGAGGAGGTAATGCTGTGGATTCTCGGTAGTAAACTTGGTGATATTAAGCCTGTAATCAAATCTCAGAATCCAGATTTAAGAAAATTAAATCAGGTGTTAACGTCTAAAGAAGCAATAGAAACTCTTAGGTTGACTCAAGACCTAGATGAAGCTTTTGAAGCAAGTGAAAAACCCTCTGATATTTTATACAATGCTATAGTTGATGCGAAAATTACAGTAGAAAAAGCCTTGTCTAAAGTTTCATTTTATAATGGAGATAAAGATTCTTTGCGGTCTGCCATGGATCTCGCAAATTCAGCAGATGCATTGTTCGATAGCATGAAGAAGATATTTAGTCAAGAAAAATCAAAGGATCAAAAACGTTCATTAGATTAAAGATTATGGCTTATTATTTGAGAGGAACTCCGACGCCTCGGGCTACAGATTGTGAAATGGCAGATTTTATTGAATATCAATGTTTAAGAAGTTTTTCGAAATGTATTTCTATCACGGAAGTAGTCGATATACTAGGTATTGTAGCAGATAATAATGATGACGATAATGACGATGTGTTAACTGATAGCATTCAAGATTCTTTGAGTGAAATAGATGAAAGGGGTGTGGACTCTGGACACAGTTATCCTTTTTCTGCAGATAATAATACAATATCGTTAAAACCGGATGTATCAGAATTTAATACTATTATATACACCTTTCTTCTTTTAGCAACGAGAGAGAAAGAGAATAAAGTTGCAGACGGTATAGATGGAACGTCTATCTTTGAGCAACTATGTTCCGAAGTTATAAAAAACTATTTTGGTAGAAACTCTCATTCTTTTGTTTTTGGTACGGGTGCAGAAAACTCTATGGGATTTAAAGATAAAGTAAAAACATTACTAAAAACTCTTAATATTCGTGGCTATAGAGTAAGGATGCCTGATAGAGATACTGGACATCATCAGGACGGAGGGGTTGATGTCGTCGCCTTTATTCCGTTTAGTGACAGAAATAAAGGTCACTTTGTAGCATTTGGTCAATGTAAAACTGGAACGACATGGCGAAGTTCTACACCCCCTACATCTTTTTGTTCTGATTATATAGAACCGAGTGTAGTATTTAATCCTGTGATTTTCTATATGGTCGCAGAGTCTTTCTCTGATACTTGGGAAGGTGTTGAAAGGAATTGTTCTGGACTACTGTTTGATAGGGAACGAATTATGGAGTTTTTACCTGATAAATTGCCTCAAGATTTACTTGAAAAAATTAAACAATGGAATAGTGCAATAATAGCTAAAGATAACTCCTGAAAATCTCATTGAGATCACTTGTTAGAAGGATGTAATTTGGAGAAGGAAGATCGGCGCTATACTATAAGAGTTTAAGAAGAAGAGCTTTTGATACATTTTGTATTAGAGGCTTTTTTAGTCTTTTATCTTGTAATTAATGGTTAATTCCGTTTTTTTTCTTATTTTTGCAATAAGTTCTAAGAAGAATGATTAATTGGGTGCATACAATTGATAAACCATGAATATGTAAACATTGCTAAATTCATATGAACAAGATGCACTTTGGAAGTATGGGCTTGTTGTCAGAATTATGTGTGAAGTTATAACATTAAAACACTTTTCCGAGATAAATTTAAATGATCCTTTCTTTGACTCTTTAAAGGAGGATTATTCAGGCTTTGAGGATTGGTTTCATAAGAAATCTTCTAAAAGTGCACTTATACAGTATGTGGATAATCATATACAGGCTTTTCTCTATCTGAAGAACGAAAGTGGAGAGGAACTAAAAGATGTGACTCCCACATTACCTGCATGCAGATGGCTTAAAGTTGGAACTTTCAAAATAGAGGCACATAATACTAAATTGGGAGAGCGGTTTATCAAGAAAATCATGGATTGTGCAATCTATGGAAAATTTGATAGTATTTATGTGACAGTTCTTCCTAAACATTCTTTCCTTATTCAATTATTAGAAAAATATGGTTTTGAGCAAAAGGCGAAAAAGGGTGAGGAACTTGTTTTGGTCAAAAATATGAAGAGGCTTTGTGGCGATATTCTGAAAGATTACCCACTTTTACAAACTACAAATAAACGGAAGTTTGTGTTATCGATCTATCCGAAATATCATACAAGACTTTTTCCTGATTCTATTTTGCGAACAGAGCAGAATGTAAGGAAAGAATTGATTAAGGATGTATCCTATACTAATAGTATTCACAAAGTATATCTCTGTTTTATGCCGAGGACTTCAGAGCTTAGACAAGGGGACCTGATAGCGATTTATCGGACAAATGATGGATTTGGACCAGCACGATATCGAAGTGTTATAACATCAATTTGTCAGGTAGAAGAGGTGAAGACCAAGGATGATTTTAAGGATGTAAATGAATTTGTTAAGTATACAAATGCTTACAGTATCTTTGATCCTATAGAATTACGCCGATGGTACAGAATGCGAAATGTAATTGTTATTCGTATGACTTATAATATTGCTTTAAACAAAAGAGTGACAAGAGGATTTCTATTGGATGAAGTGGGAATTTCTCCTGATTTATATTGGGGATTCTTCCAGCTTAATGATGAACAATTTAAAGCGATTTTGAAGAAAGGTGAGATAGATGAAAATATTATTATCAATTAAACCAAATTTTGTTGCAGAAATATCAAGTGGCAAGAAAATTTTTGAATTTCGTAAGATACTTTATAAACGTCGTGACTTGAAAAGGATAGTAGTTTATTCTTCAAGTCCGGTTTGCCGAGTAGTTGGAGAAATTGAGGTGGATGATATTCTTTGTGACACTCCTAGTAAAATTTGGGATAGGACAAAAACTGCAGCGGGTATATCCAAGATGTCTTTTGATAAATACTTTGAAGGAAAGAATATAGCCTATGCTATTAAAATAAAATCATTTAAGCCCTACTCTGAACCGATGCGTTTAGAGATGAAATATCCAGGTATTACTCCGCCCCAATCTTTCTGTTATATTTAATTACAATGATGCGTAAACAGCGAGAATTTACAAAAGTAGAGTGTTTACTTATAATATTTCTTATTGCTGGATGTATCGGGACTATTGCTGTCTATTGCTTTGTCTTCCATTCCATGACATTTGGAGATGCACCAAGTGATTTTGCCCTTTTTGGTGACTATATAGGGGGAGTGACAGGGACTATTATTGGATTAATTGGAATAGTCTTCTTGTATCGTACATATAGGATTCAGCTCGATATTTCTTCTACGCAGGAGGAAATACAACAGAAGCAACAGTTTGAAGAAACCTTTTTTTCTTTGCTAGGACAACAGCGTAGTATTGTGTTGAATCTTAAGGGTAAATTCCCGATAGGAGATGGACAAGTATTTGAGGAGAAATCAAACTATGAATACATAGCTCAGCTAAGAGATGATTTATCAGAACAACTTCGGGTTCTTAACTTCGAATCCAATGCCCTGAGAGAAGGAAAAACGAATCTCCTTAAGATACAGGTTAATGAAATCTATCAGAATTTATTTCTTTCTCATGCTCCACAATTGGGACATTATTTCAGGCATTTGTACCATTTATTAAAATTCATCCATGACTCTAAAGGCATTGATAAGAAAAAATATTTCGATTTGGTGCAGGCTCAGATGGGCTTTGATGAGTTATATCTTGTAGCAATTAATGGTATCAGTAACTATGGAAGAAGGAGAATGTTGCCACTATTGAATGAATCTTCATTTCTGGAAAATCTTGTTATTGATGATGATGAGATTGTAAGAAGGCTTATTCAATTGTTTTATCCGAAAACGAAACGAAAAGATATTGATACGATGAGAAGAAATATTATTTTTGTTGGTGGAATACACGGCGTTGGAAAATCTACCTTTACGAGCAATGTGAAAAAACAATTACCATCAATAGAATTGTTATCCTGTAGTAAGGTGCTGAAATGGGAAAATCCTTCAGAAAAACGAGTTGATAATGTAAGAGCAAATCAAAATCGCTTAATAGAAAATCTACGGGAATTAGTAGATATTGATAAGCCATATCTTCTTGATGGACATTTTTGTTTGGTAAACAAAGAGGGAAGGGTGGAAAGGATTGGTATAGATACTTTTCGAGATATTAATCCAGAGGCCATTATCCTGCTTACAGGAGATATTGATAAAATAATTAATAGACTTGCTAATCGAGACGGCAAACAATATGATAAAGGCCTCGTAGAACAATTGTATAGTGAGGAACAGAATTGGGCTAAAGAGATCGCAGATAAATTAGGAATTCATATTTATGAGTTAGAATCATCTCAATATGGCGATATTCAAAAAGAAATGAAAGAGTTTGTAGATTCTTTTAAATAAATTCATTTTGAAGGCGAGAATTTTTCTCGCCTTTTCCTTTGCAGTTTCAGAAAGATTCCATACCTTTGCCACTGGTTACAAACAACGAAAGTATTCGTTCCGCAGGACATCGGTTATTGTCCATCAGATTGAATGGGCTTTTTTTATGCCCAAAATATAAAGTCATTGGCGGTTGCCATCTCGTAAACTTGATTAGTCCTCGGACGAAGTCGTTGTTTGTAACCAGCGGGATGTGCAGCCGCTTCTTTTGTCTCCGTACCAGACGGTTTCTGGCGAATGGTTACAAACAACGCAATATGGAAAATCAAAAATCCATCGAGTTTGAGGAGTACTCACATGCTCCGTCTCTGATACAAGAGAAAATCTCTAATGTGAAGTCTTCAGTTATTAACTGGCTTGACAGTAAGTCGGAATTCTACAGTCGGATTGCTGACTTCAAAGTAACACACCGACAGGCTATCTGTATCGGCGTTATCTTGCCACTTTTGATGATTGTGGCAGGAATAGCCGTTGTCGAGCAGCCAATAGTTGCTTGTATGGCAGGATTCGTTTCTGCATGGATTGTCTATCATCTTAATCATCAGAAAGGGGGCCGGAAATGAAGATTGAATTGAATGCAAATGCTCTTCAGGCAATTTCTGATGTATGCAATAAGGATGATCTGGCAATGGATGTCCAGTTGATTGATGATACCATTGATAAGATATTGGATGATGGACCGTGGAATGATGCGGAAGTACTTGATTATGTGAGGGCATTTCACCGTATGAACAGGAATTTAAGGACAATTTTAAAGGCAATGTGATATGGGACAAAAATATGAGGCAACCAGGAGTGAAGAGCAGGTTCTGGATTCCTATTTCTCAACTCGTGCCAGCAACTCTGATCAGGGTGAAGTGGCGTATTTTGAAGAGGATAAGACAACAACGGAGATTCAGGATGATCTTCAGCCGATTCTCGACATCAAGGATAGTGTAATCGTTGACTATATGCTGAAGAATGGATATGTATTGAAGACCTTAAAAGACGGATCATCTGTCTGGATGGTCTTCAGAATGAAATAACTGATCTGTACGTTTTATGATTTACGGTAGTCTGCCTGTCGGCTGGCTACCGTATTTTTATTGTAGCAGGTCTGACTCTATCTTTGCTTTTGTAAAGATTAAGCAGATGATTACAATAATTAAAACTCTTTCCGGAAAATATTTTTCGTCAAACGTACCTGATGTGGAATTTACCATATCAGGTGCTAAAGCCGGTGTGCAGATGTTGGTTGACGGATCGGAGATTTATGGTGAAAATCTTTTTCCTGTAGACGGAAAAATTACACTGTCTGATCTGACTGACCTGTTGACTCCTTATGCCCGGCAAGGCTTGATCGTGGCGTTGGACATCAAGATCAGTGAGAGGGATGATACGGACCAGGAACTTTCAAATGCAGAGATTAATGCTTCAGTGATTTATTGTTGTGTGGACTTCCAGACCAGTAATGTACAGGTCAATGTCTCTGATTTCTGTGACAACCATTTCCTCTCGATATTGCTGGGCCCGAAGATTTCCGCCCCGGGGCGTCTGGAGTTCCTTCACTATCTGTCAACGGATGATGCTTCTGTCATAGCAGAGTACAGTGACGGTACAAAAGCGACATTTGTTCCTCCTGCCGTCCAGGGGAATGAGAAGTATACGACTATAGATGTTTCTCCTTCTCGTTTTGTTTCCGAAGGCAAGACTCTCGTCAGGGTTACTGCAATTGCCGGTAAGCGGACACAGGAGTTTGATATGGATCCGGAGCAGCCGGACGCAGCACCCATCCTTTTGTTCGTCAACTCTTTCGGAGTAGAGGAATTGCTGTACTGTACCGGCAAGCATCAGGTGTCACCTTCTTATACACGTACCACGGCATGGGTCAACGGTAATCTGAAGAATATCAAGATAGAGGAAAAACGGAAGTTCAGTGCTGACACCGGGTATCTTAATGTTGCCATGCAGAACTGGGCGGATGAGCTTTTCCGTTCTGATGATGTCCGCCTGGTTAATATTTATAAAGGTGAGCCTCAGGTGGGTAAGGAGGTTACCCTGAGTGATTCGAAGAGTGAGGTGAGCAACGCAGACGATGATATGGCAAAGTTTACCTTTGACTATCAGTACAGCCAGGCAAACCATAATGTGGTGGAGATTAACCGGGCCGGACGGATATTCGACAATACGTTTGACAATACATTTAATTAACTATGGATAAGAAATATTTGAAGCCGATACACCTTACTGTCATGAGAAAGGAGCTGGATATTGCAAGGATCCGGAGCCAGACGGTCAATCTGAAATGCTGGGAGATCGGAACGGGAAATATCATTGATTATGAGGGCTGGCTGGTAAAGGGCGGACACTGGCGAGGTGGTACTCATAGATTATTGAATCCGGACAACGGTCAGATTAGGATGGTGAGGGACATCTGTATCTTTGAATTCATGGGACATGAAATTTATTTGTGATATGAACAATACAGAAAAAGCAAGAATGAAATATGTCGGTCGGAAGGGTGACAATGAAATCTATGCCGTCGGCGGTGTGGGGTTTGTCAATTCCCGGCAGGCATCCGCGAATGCAGAATATACGGAGAATTCTTCTGAGATATTTGATGGTGATGACGGTACACAGACTTACAAGAATATACACCAGGGGAATCAGTCTTATACTTATGTCCCTTTCGGTGTAGATGACCAACTGCCTTATGAGATCATCAGGAAGGTTGGGGAGAATATGGTCATGGCACAGAACAAACTCTTCAATGTGCTGACCTGTTATGGCCAGGGTATCCGTTTCTTTGACCGTAAAACCAAACTGAAAACAGATGATGAAGAGATTAATATGTTTGCTTTCCGCAATCAGCTCAACCGGTTCTTTGTAGAACAGGCTATGGATATGAAGTATTTCTACTTCACGGTGACTTGTATCATCTTGGATAATGAGGGCAAGAAGATTGTTCAGATGAGACATAAGGAGAGTTGCTATGTGCGGTTCGAGAAAGCAGATAAATTTGGGCACATCGGGCATGTGTTCTATGCGAACTGGCGGAATTTTGTCAAAGATGATGATATAGAGGTTATCCCATTGCTGGATGAAACTGACCCGTTTGGTGACCTGCAGGTACGTCTGGGGTTTGTACCGGACCCTAAAACAGGTAAAGTGCGTCGGCCTGCAGCAGGTGATCCTTTCGGCCGGGCCACACGTAACCGTAAGTTTGCCGTCCTGACCAGATTCCCTACACCGGGATTCCAGTATTACCCGATTCCGTTCTATTCCGCAATCTTCCGAGATGCCTGGTATGATATTTATGAATTGATAGGCAAGGGCAAAAGAGCAAAGATACGCAACTCTGCCCCTCCCCGGTTTCAGGTGGAGGTTCATAAAGATTATTGGGATAATCTGTGTGACCAGGAGGGTATCACGGACCCGGAAAAGAGAAAGGACCGGATAAAACTCGAGAAGCATAATATTGAGGAGTTTATCAGTGGTAATGCTAATATCGGAAAAACCTGGGTAACCGGCTACTATGTGGATCCGGGGAGCGGAAAGGATGTGCGGATGGTCCGTATCTATGATGTGGAGCAGGGTAAGAAGGAAGGTGGTGACTGGAGCGATGATGTACAGGAGGCTTCCAATTCTCTTTGCTATGGAGATAACGTGCACCCTAATCTGGTCGGAGCGACACCGGGCAAATCATCCATGAACAATTCCGGTTCTGACAAACGGGAACTGTTCCTTCTGAAACAGGCTACTGAAACGGCTTTCCATGATGTCATGTTGGAGCCATTCCGGGTGCTGATCTATTTCAACGGCTGGAACAAGAAAGTTGATGTTGATGTACCGATGATCATCCTGACGACATTAGATGAAAATAAAGAAACTAAAACTGTAAAACCTGATCCAGATGGAAATAACGAAACTAAAGATTAGCCAGACAGACTTTGAGTCTGCTGTTCCGGCAGCGACTACGAAAAACAGTGATGTGTTTGAGGTGCTGACACCTTCCATAGAGCAGAATGCTCAATGGATAATTGCAACTGTTCTCGGTCAGAAAGGGCTGGGAGCGTGCCTGGCAAGTGATGGACCTCTTTCTGACCTGGCGAAAGGGCTGGTTTGTAAATATGCTTTTCAGAACAATATGAGAAGCCTTGACCTGGTTCTGACATCAACGGGCTTTGGGATAGTCAGTACTCAGGACACGGCACCGGCAAGCCAGGCACGTGTGGACGCTTTGGAGGAAGAGT